TCGATGTCGGTGATTCAGAGGCTGAGCCTTTCAAGGAAGGCCATGGCACTGTGATCCATTGCATCTGTTATCAGTGCGGAGAGGAGTGGGTGGAATGACCTCACTTCCATCTTCTACTCGAGACCGTTCGCCGACCGAAGGGAGCGATTGCGGGGGGTCCCACTCGAACCTGTTTGAGTATGGTGGGGGACCGTCAAGGTCTCCAGCAAGTTCCTTACTTGTTATACTACACTACCTGCTAAAAAATAACATTGAGGATTTTAATACTCGATGTGTCAAGAATCAATTGTCCGGACCCCTTGGGTTCCTCCCAATGCTTGCTTGGGGGGTTCCGGGCAAATGGGAGGATCAGAGATGAAAGTAGAGGCAACGCCGGACGGGTGTCTAAACGCACGTGCTTTCCTCAATGACCGTAGTCTGTGCGCACGGTGGCGCCTATGCCCTGGGTGTGAAAGAGTACGTGCCAAGAGAAATCAATACAAGATCGCCAAGAGATTGGAATTCGATTTAGAATGGGCCAAAGAAGCAGACCTCGAACTTAATGTTGGAGTTTTAACTACGACTTTACCTGGTAAAGAGTCGGAGGTTCGCCATGCCAGTTTAGGTCATCAATACAATTACCTAACAAAACGGACCACTATGTCCGGATACACTGGTTGGCACAGTATGCGTGGGCTTAACACGAAACTGAAAGAATGGGGCGTATCTGGAGGCTCCCATTTCCTTGAGTTTACTAACAAGGGATCAACGTGGAATACACATATGCATTCCGTGTTGGTCGGATTCAAAGATGACTGGCGAGTTCCTCTGAAGGAGACAACAAAGCATCTTGAATGGAATGACGATTTAACGATGAGGCTACAAACTGAAAAAGCCGAAAACAAGACCAAGAGTAACAAGAAGGTCCTAGAACCGATTGGCTTAGGTCGATTATATACTCTAGATATTGCCAGCGCCGATGAGTTGGCATCCATTGCACGTTACTCTAGCAAAGTTGAGTACGTGACAAAACCAGTGAAAGTACCAGAAGGAAAGTTGTTCGAGGTGTCGGACTTCTTGGCTGGTGGGTATGATCACGGAAAGGAGAGGTCTGGTCATGGAAGACATCTACCACGCTTAGCAAGACCATTCGGCGACTGGATGAAGAATGGACCGGAAAGACGATATGCTTAATCGGCTCCAAACCGGATATGGCCTCTTCAGGACACAAGAAAAAGATGATGAAAAAGGATCCTTCCTTTGTTAAGAAAAAGCCACTGACTTATTTCCCAGTTCAGCGCAAACTCCAACTTGGAGTATCAGGCACTCCAGGTGCAATTAGTGCTCAATTCGACACCGGTCGATTGTTGAGCCAAACAAACCATCGCCTCTATCGCTATGGAAAAAGATACACTCAAAAAGTTGATGTGGATCCATCGGCCCTAAATCCCGGGACAACTATCGACGTCTGGGCGTTGATGGATACTTGGTCTGTCCAAAAGGCGTTTGAGGAAGCGAAGATTGTCTTCCATCGTGCTTACACAGACGAGCGTGAGAATCTTTCCAAAGAGGCTCAAGCACGTTGGTTTGATTTTCGAATACAAAGCGGGATCACTGCAAGTGATTTGTTCCCGGTTGTAGATGGAAACCCAACGACCCCAACTAGTTCTCTCATTGTCGATGGTGAATTCAACGATTCTATTGTTGAAGATTCAGCAGGAGTTACCAGGTTCTTCTCCTGGGCTGGTGGAACAACAGCAACAACGTATTCTGTTCTTGGACAGTACGGACTAGCTGGTAACACCAATTCTAGCCCGACGACTCCGACGGGATCCGGCCCTTACGCCGATCTTGAAGCAGACTCATCTGCAGTCGAGATGGAGGCCCTCCAACAACGTGGTAACTTACCACCATACAATGCTAACAACTTCCCAAGTGTTTGGATGAAAGTGGCTACTCTTACCGTAGGCGCTGCAGGCAATCAGAAGATTAGCACGGGGTATTTCGATGCACCGTGTGGTCTTGTGTACTTGCGTGCAACTGGACAGACCATTGATTCAATGAATAATGGAATCAGTGTTACTGTACAATCTGGAGATTACAAGGGCGTTAAAGCGCACAACATGGAGCGGATCTGATGGAAGAACTTCAATCACCGTCTCCAATCAAGGCAATCCAAATTGCGTCTGTGTTACAACACCTCAGACAGAATAACGTGAGTTACCTACTCGCGGTCCTCATTGGCCACATGCTCGGTCTTACCGAACAGGTGATCAGTTATGGGCAAGGAATGTGCTGAACTTTCCAAGTGCGACCACTGTGGTTATCGCTTACAATCCAAAGATTGTTTTGAAATCGATGTCGGTGATTCAGAGGCTGAGCCTTTCAAGGAAGGCCATGGCACTGTGATCCATTGCATCTGTTATCAGTGCGGAGAGGAGTGGGTGGAATGACCTCACTTCCATCTTCTACTCGAGACCGT